ACGGACAGTTTTAATGCGTCCGTTTTTGCTCAACAGTTCATCCAGATACCCCTGAATGAGCTTTTTATCCCTTATCCGGCAAAGCTGTTCGCAATGGCCGTATTTGATTTGGCCTTTCTCCCAAGCTTTAAGCGCCGGTACCGGAAGCGTCAAGATTAAAACGCGACGGTTTATATATTGCGGATTAATGCCGGTACGCTCAGCCAGCCCGGGAAGGGCTTCCTTTCCTTTTTTGTCCAGATAGATTTTGAAGCCTTGGGCTTCTTCCAGCTCGGTCAAGTCTTCCCGCTGTAAGTTTTCAATCGTCATAAGATCAAAAGCGTCATCGTCGCTCATTTCCTGCACCATTGCCGGAATGGTATGCTTGGAAGGTCCACCATTGTCCGATGCAACCAGATTAGCAGCGCGGAAGCGACGCTCTCCGGCTACGATTTCGTATTTCACTTTTCCCTTCGCCAGCGGGCGCAATAATATAGGTTCAATGACACCGACCTTGCGCACCGATGCGACCAATTCGTCAAATTTTTTGCCTTCAAATGTTTTGCGCGGATTCATGGGGCTTGCCTGGATATTTGCTAATACGACTTCCTGATAATTTTTTGCTATATTCATTTTGATCTCTCCTTCTCCCCGTCGTGCCGATAGGACAGCGTTAATAGTTTATAAAATTGAGTTCATGTCTTCCGTAAGTTTTTCAAACTTCTCGGACAATATTGATGCCGTATCCTCTATCGTAGAGTGGTATTGAGTTTACCGTCGCGTTTAAATGGTCGCCACGGCACGATCCGCCTTTTGGCCTTGTGTTTATATGCATGTCGTTTTTCACTTTTATTTTCATTGTTTTATCTGTCCGACCCATTTCGACCGGGCAATCCGGCCGGATTGTTCTGCCTGTTTGTTTTCTATATCGGGATCATATAGATCCTCCGGATTTATTTTTCTTTTTTTGATAAACTCAGTATAGGAGTCATCCGATATACGGACGGCCTGAGATCCGATTTTAATGGCATCTAAAGCTCCCTCAACAATCAAATCATAAACATGCCGTTCTGTGCAACCAAGCGCTTCGGCCACTGCTTTAATTGTTAATCTATATTTTTTTACTTCCACCATTAAAACACCTTATTCCCGGATCGTTTTTTCATTTCCCCTCGCGGACTTTACGCCGACGCTTTGAAACGACAATAGAACACGCTTTCTCATTCATAAACAATTGTCTCATCGAAGTCTCTCCGGATTGCATCCGGGAATATGCCGCCGATATATATACCGCGGAGAAATTCAGGGCTTCGATTTCGATTTCCTTCCCATCCAAAAAGACTATTTTAAATTTGCTCATTATTATTTCCTGTTCATCCAGTTCGATTTGGCAATGGAAGTTTTTTCTATTACTTTTGTATCCTGATAATTATTTTTCAATGCTTCATATAATAAACGCAGACCACCCCCCGGAAATGCCGTTTCCACGCAGATTCCGGCCAAAACCTCACCATCCAGATAATGATTTGGCCGCTGATGGACGTTTACCCAGCGCTCGTTTCCTCTCTCATCCATTATTTTTTCTTCGGATAAAATCTGTCCTGCGTAATCCGATCCCGTGGCGGAATGCAAAAATCCGGATCCGGGCAGTTCCCGAGTATCAGGCGCCGCGGCCTGCTGCAATCGTTGATGATATTGATCCTTGCCTCTTTCCGTATCAATAATTAATAATCTCAATGCCCGGGATAATTTTTTACCGTTAGATGTGGACAATATCGGATTGCCTAAAGCCAATGGTTCAGGCAGCGGCCGGGATGATCCTTTTGTTCCCCATAAGGCAACGCCGTTGCGTCCGTGATTTTTTATGAGCCATAAATATGTTTCATCGGTCATAGACATCTTATTGTATTTTTCGCCGCCGCCCGTATCGACGCAGGCACGAAATATCCGCATTGTTCTACCGGTATCGGACACCGGGTATTTAGATTCAAATATTAATTTTTCTATGTCTTCCCACATCGGCAAGAAACCATGATGGATATTCCAGTTTGTCAATTCGGGAGACCAGGCACGCACAACAAACCAAAATCCATGCAGCTGAACATCCACTCCACAGGTGAGTGCTATGGCGTTCTCCGGAACGGTCTGCGGAGGCAAATTTGTTTTGGCTGCCAGTATGCCGGCTTCATCTTTGGATATGATTGTTATTTTCCACGGTTCCGCTTCGTGTTTATTGTAAAAATCCTTTTTTTTGTTAATATCGCTCTGGCCTCTAAGGAATGCAGCGGCTATTGTCGAAAAACTGATGAAAGGTGATATTCTGCTCGGAATATGAAACCCAATTTTCATAGGACGCTTTACACGCAAATATTCCATAAGCTCAATTCCGTCTATCCTGTCTCTCCATTTGCCATGACGGACGGCGCGGTCACGGTCATAATCATTCCAATGAGCAGTGCAATGCGGACATTCATACCAAGCCAATTTTTCCGATTCTATAGTTTCCGGATCCAGGGAATGAGTCTTACCATCTGCATCCGGGGTTTCTTTGTGCGGCCATTTAATGTATGCGTATTCTCCATTTTCGCCGATTCCGTTGAATTTCATCTTGTGATGGTGCCCGCAAAACGGACAAGTCACATGATAATCAAATATGACCTGAGCCTCTTTAGTCAGCGCCTTCCATATATTGCCGCTTTCAACCGTGGGAGTGCTGATTTTCCACTTCTTGCAATTATAGCGATAAGTGATAGTTCTGGCTTCTCCAAGCGATATAGGATCCGTCTCTTTTTTGCCGACGGTTTCCGGATATTTATCGACTTCATCAAAGATTACATAGCGGATCGGTTTATTGGCCAATCGCGCAGCTGAGCGAGCCCAGGCCATATAAATCGGCATATGAGCAAGCTTTATTCTCAATATACCGGAATCATCGTCCGATCCGGTAAAATAGGAATGCAGACGCGGGCTGGATGTGATCATCGGCTGGATGCGATCCTGACTGTTTTCGCGGGCGGTGAGTTCATCCGGATAGACGCAAAGCACCGGGCCGGGGTCTCTGTCTATGGCGTAACCGATACAATTCAAAACGCTTTCAGACCCGCCGACCTGGGGGGCCTTGCATATAATAATTGTCTGGACTGACGGGAAAAAGGATGCATCCATAATACCAGCCAGGTAAGAAGTAACATCGTTTTTCCACCGTCCGGGAAGCACACTCATAGTGACATAGCGATGCTTTTCCGACCAACTGGAAACGGGAATTTTTTTGTGTTTGCGAAATATGCGCTTTTCTGCATCAGATATATTAAACCGATGCCGGATTTCTCCCGGGATATTCAGCAGCGACGGCGGAAGCCAGGGCGCGCTGCGGGGTATGTGGATGGTCTGGATCATTTCATCTCTCGTATCTCGTGAAGCGTTCACCACTTATAAAGCAGGCCTTCGAAGGGCAGGCCGTAATCTTTTCTGAATAATTCTTTCATATCGCCGAAATTTTCAAAGCCATCGGCAACGGCACAATTAACCCTCTTACGATCTGTAAGCCAATCACCATTGACGTTTATGCCGTGTTCATCAATGGTAATTTGCTCAACTGATTTACAAATTGCTTCCCCTAATTTCCGGCAACTCTTTGTCCGTTGGCCGGTAAATAGATATAATTTATCACCGACACGCGGATTGCGGCCATCCCTTCGCTTTGCCCGTATCGTTTGCCTTTTCTTTCCGCTTTCAACATCGGCGGCAAATTGTTTTTTAAAGTTAAATTGTGGCATAATTTTTATTCTCCTGGATTCCCGCCTTCATGACCTGAAGTATCACTATCCATGTTTTCTGCTTCCTCTTCGATAATTCCTTCATATTCATGGTTGCCGGCATATTGGTTGATATGTTCATCCAGGCCGTTATTGATTTTACTAATTAATTCTCCTGCTTTTTTTGTATCGCCGCCGACAGATTCAATCCAATCGGCAACGTCGGACTGTATCCAATGTTTCAATCCGGAAATGAAGACGCCGGCGCGCATAGCCAGCTCAATATCTATTTGCTCCCGGCGAATGTATAAACCCTTGTCTTTGTCAAAATTAAATTGCTCTCTTTCGTTTTTTAAGGTTATGTTTTTTAGTTCCTGATCCAGTTTTTTATATTGGAGTTCGTCTGATGCCGTCTGTTTGCGTTTACCCGTTGCGATCTGGTTGAGCCAGGCTTTTGCATAATCGTCAACTGCTTTCCGGCTGAAGGTTCCATCCGGTTGACGCAATAATTTGCGCTCTTTGTTGATATGCCGGTAAAGTGATTTTTCGGATATTTTCCAGCCCGCTTCTTCCAGGTATTTGACTATGGAGGCAACATTTTTGAATATGTCCCCAGACTTTTCCGCCTGTATTGATCGACGGAATTCTTCCAGGGCTTCTTCCGTGACCTTCATGTTTTTAAGGTTTTGCGAAGAGGGGTTTTCCGAATATGAAATGTTCGTTTTAAGGTAAGCATTAAACAGGCGTACGCCCTTGGCTTTTACATCGTCGGGTTTTCCGTCAATTAATTTTTCAAGTTCTTCTTTGATCATTTCAATTTATTAAATTATTCCCATCAATTTTTTCGGCACTATGGTTGAAAATAAAATCAGACACATCTTTTTCCCGATATACAAGGTCATGGATACGGCCGCCGATATGCTTTCCGTTACGCTCTATGGTAAAACGCTCCGGAGTATTGATGATTTTTACAGAGGGATTTCTCTGTAACAGCTGCCAGAGTTCAAAAATCAAGGGAGAAAGTCCTTTTCCCGCTATCTTGGCGGATATTTCTTTTTCATTGATTCCAGCTTGGGGAGGTTTGCTTGACGGCAGTATTATTTCTTTCGGTTTTTCGTTGATGGTCAACACCGGCGGCAGCCCCGCTTTAATCCACTTTTCAAGGTCTATCCCCATCGCATAGGCTTCACCGGGATCCTTACCCTTGGGGACGGGCCAGCGGTCACAACGATCTTTAAAATTTTCACTCCACCATTTCATTGCCCGTTCGGCGGCCTTCTTACCGCCTCCCTGGTCGCCATAATCCAAAGCGTTAAGAATCTGTATGGCCTCTTTTAATATGGCATAGGCGGCGGAGTCCGGCTTTCCTTCCAGTGTGCCCGTCGCAATGGCGCCGGCAAGATCCTGTGGGGCTGCGCAGGCTATGGCGTCGAGTTCACTTTCAATAATAACAAAGGCGCGGCGATCTGGACCGATTACCATAGTAGACATAGATGAGCCCGGAATGACGTAATAACGCGGCGGGTCGCTGTCTGGATGCTCAAGACGTATCTTTTCTAACACTTCATTGGGACGGCGGATCCGCAAGCGCTGGACTACTCTATTGGTGATATATGGGATAACTAATCCAATTGGAATCCAAAGCATTCGAGGTTTGCCGTTTTCTTTTTTAATTTCCGGAAGCCCCCAAGCTTTACGGGATCGGAATATGTCCTTACCGTTTTCTCCGGGATTCCAGCCGAGTCGGGCTTCAACTGCCGCTTCCAGGCTGATTCCGCGAGCAGATAACCATTTGATAACTTCGGCATTTTCACCCAGACGGAGTTGCGACCAAGTAAGAAACTTTTCAGCCTTTTCCTGCCAGAGCTGGGCAGGACTTTGGTGTGTGGCCGGAGTAAAGGCCGGTTTTTCTTGTTTTTCCGGTAAAGATTCGGCGTGATCCGGCATCTGAATATTAAGATACGCGCAAGCACTCTTAAAATCCATTCCTTCAAAGTCTATCAAAAACTGGATATTGTCGCCCGCTTTTCCACAACCCCGGCACCAATAGCCGCCCTTGCCATTGTTTTGTTTTGGCCAGACATGGAAGCGATCTTTACCGCCGCACACCGGGCATGGTCCCCAGTATTCGCCGCCGTGTGTGTTCGATGCTTTTTTCAGATTCACTTTTTTTGATGCCAGGTCGAGTGTGTTCATTTAATCTTCCGGTAATAATTCAATTTTACTATCAAGTTCAATAAGGCCATTCACCGCTTTATTTAAAATCAATTTTGCCGTTAGCTTTGATGTGCTTTTTGACAACTCAAGGATGTCGCTTGCAACCATTCCAGCCCGAAGAGCTATTTCAATTTTATCTTTTGGTTCCATTTCAAACCCTCCCTGATAATTTATCTATATATTTTCATTACAAAATATTGCTGTTTTTAAATTTTTTCTCCGATTTTCTTTTTTCTTTTTTTCTTTTTATATCTATTTATTATCATTCATTTATTTATTATTTATTATATATAAGCCTCTGCCCTTAGGGATAGTTTAAGCGGTTTTCCATATATTTATTGTAAAGAGCAGTTATAGAAAACCGCTAGGAAAGTTCCCTAGGATGAACTGTCCACCCTCCCCATTTAAAAAAATACTATCCAGACTATCTACGGCAATCCCTGTTTTAAATTGGACAGATAACAACGATTGTAAAAATATGGAGGCTTTACGCATATTTTTAAACCCTCCCTGAATACTAGGGATAGTGGATGGTTTAGCTGGTGTTTTTTTGCTTATTGATATTTTTTCACTAATATTTATTTTCATACTTTTTTAGTCTCCAATCTTCCCTGATTATTTTTCAGAGAAATTCCCAGGTAAACATTTGAGCCGTTGGATTTCGTTTTGTCGAATTTCTTTGTCAGCTGCTTTCCGAACCATGTGCCTGTGAGTTTATCGCCTTTACCGATGTTGTCGTGATACCAATCGACAAACGACTTAAATAAGTCTGCCGCTTTTTCTTTTGCGGCTGGTTCACGGTTACAGCATTCTTCAACCCAATCACCCAGCATGTCTTCATCCATGCGATATTGTTCTGTGGCCTCAGTTACGGCACGCGGCGGATTCAATCCGTCACGCTGCCATTCTAGGCACCCCTCAACCATCCACGCCAATATACCGGAATCTTCTTCGGAAAGTTCCTTGTCCAAATTCAAATTTGCCCGGCGCTCGTATATCTCTCGCGGCTCGCGATTAACAAAACTTATATTGTGCTCGATCTGAAGAAGGCGCTCCCAAAAAGATTTGTCATCAGCCGGCGCCGACGGTTTCATATTGGTCTCAACAAAAAGGGTGTGGGTCGGATCGAAACGCGATTGATATTTATCATGCGGATTGCGGGCGGTGATCTCATTCCTGCCGGTAAGATATTTAATTTTAGCATTGGAAAAACGCTGGCCGTCGTCAATTTCCGACGCGAATGCCATGCGGATTCCTTTTAAGATCATCAGATCCGGACTGGGGCCGGATGAAGATTTGCTGAATTTCTGACTTAACAACATTTCTGACGGTATCGGAGCCGCTAAAGACCCCATGATGTGTTTGATTTTCTCGATTATCAGGCTGCGGCCGTTCCAGCCGGTCTTACCGTAGAATACCGGGAAAATCTTTTCTGAAACCAGACCTGTCATGGCATAACCAAACAGGCGCTTAATGAATTTAACCATAGATTGATCATCGCCGTCACGATCGCAATTATATATCTCGCGCAATGATTTTTCCCACAGTACCCGCGAAGCATCGATGCCTTTCCATTCGACCGGGCTGCCTAGTGACAAATAATCTCCCGGCCAACCTTCTTTAAATTTTCCGGTTTCCAGATCGATGACGCCGTTGGCGCATGGGAAGAGCATCGGCTTTTTGTCAAATTCATCGCCGGTAATGGCCAGAGGTTTATCTATTGTGTGAGCAAATTTTAAACAGGCTGTTCGGCGATTGTCTCCGCGGAGCTGTCGCACTCGCTCTAATATTGCTTTTTGTTTATCTTCCAGTTTTTTAATTTTGCTATCATCCTCACCAGCCTTAGTCAGTTCAATAATCTGCCCGGATATTTTTTGATACTCTTCCAGGTAAATTTCAGCGACTTTTTCCACGGAGGCCAGAGATTCATTCATCTTGTCGAGCTGCCAAATGTGACCGGTCCATCTAAACCACTCTTGAATATTTTTAATATAAAGAAATTGATCACGGAAAAGTGTTGCATATAAAAGGCCGTCTCCTGCAGAATTAGAAAAAAGGCACTGGTCAATAAACTTGCTGTCAATTTCAGGAGCATCATTTTTTGATGATATTTGCGCGGCTTCCTGAGCTACGCGATCTTGAACCTGTTGTTTGATGTCATCGGATTTGTCTGTCATTCTTCATCCTTCGCCTGAGTTTGTATATCCACCGCAGAGAGATTTTTTCTTCGCCGTCAGGATTAACGGATTTATATATTTTACGCGGATGGATATCCGCAGCGATCATTCCAATAATTATTGATTTAAGCTCCGGATTAATAAGGTGATCCGATCCAGGAACAAACTGTCGGCGGCATCCGATAACCGCGCAGCGATATTTTTGTTTACCTGATTTTGTTGTCCCATATTTTTGAAGCCCGGAGCTTCCACAATCCGGGCATATTATTTTAGTCGCATTATCATTCATTGTTCATAAATTCTCATTTTCTCATGCAAAATAGAATTTTTATGGAGTGGTTTATTGAGGTTTAGCCACC